GATGGAACACTTGGGTCAACGCCCAAACCTGGACCAACGTTTTGGCGTTCTATTGGTGAAAGATTATTCATTCTACCACCGTCGTACATAAACCTATCTCTCATTTCCAAAACTTCACCTCCAGAAGATCTCTGTGATGCCGCAATATCACCAAAATTACCCATTTCTTGTTTATGAAAATTTGTTTGTTCGACCAATGGTGATGCTTCACCTAAATATGTATCGTTTATATTAATATTTCTATCATTAAATTCTATATTTTCCTGTACATTTTCCTGTTCTATAGGAGCGCCTTCAGACGTATACGTTTCAGTTGGTTTACTTAATTTACGACCAGCGTAGACAAGTCCTGCTATAGCCATTATAGATATTGGATCAGCCATTCTTATTTCTTACTGACATTTTTATTAAGGTATCTTTGCTGAAATAAACCATTTTGAAGTTCGGCTCGTGTACTGGATGGTTCATAACTTCGAGTTCTGAGTGGAACTTTACACGATACATCTTGGAGTGGGTGTAAATTTTGTTCGTATGTTCTCGCTAAAACTTTATTAAATTGGGATGTGGATTGTGGTCGAAGAGCATCACTCGTTTCAATATGTTCAGCTGGTGAACCTTTACCGGCCATGTATGGCGCGGTACCATATAACATGGTATTAGGTCTCGAAGAGCCATAGTTTAATGTACTGGGCTGAGGATAAATAAATACTTCTTCATTTGCACAAACTGTTGGAACAGCATTATCAGTGACTAATTTAATTCCTGGTTGGAGTTGGTACGCCATTTACTATTACAAAACATTTTGTTTAAGCAAATCGAGTATCGACTAATTATATTTAAAATATGAAATTATCTCCTATCCCCATCTGGATTCAATCCGGCGAACGCTTCGAGCTGAACACCTCTAGCATCTGGATCACATAAGCGTGGATCTTGTCTACAAGTTTTTTGTCCCTGTTCACCGTGTATAAATTGATAATATGGATCATTTCCTAAGGAAGTATTGGCTGTACTTACAAATTGTCTAGAACACGCATTTCTTTGATATTCTGGTAAAGATGACCTAGATCTAGATGGTCCGTATTCTATACCTTTTGTAACATAATGATCACTCGATTTCTTAACCGTTGGATAAGAACAGGCACTTGGTCTATCTGGTCTATCTACAAAATCTGTCATCAAAACATTACCCATTGGATTATCCTGAGTAGGTGAAGTACATGGTCGTGGTGGTAGTCCGTGTGCTGTTTTAGCTAACCCTAATTTTATCATATCAGATTTTTCCATTATATATAAAACACCTAACGCTGTTCCTCCTAATACAAATATACGTATATCACGGTTTATAAGATATATAATACACGTTGCATAAATAATAAATCTCGCTGTGGCATTAACACGCTCTTCTGGAGTAAGTGTTTGTGAAGGCCAGAATTCTAATACTTTGTCTGTTCGAATGAGTTGTTTTGGATCTTCAAACCAAGAAGTCATTTATATATAGTGAGTTTATTTTTTACCACCTAACATGCCACCCAACATGCCCTGCATGGTTTTCATAAGAGCGGCTTCATCTAAACCACCTTCACCATCAGAACCCATTTTATCGGCACACTCTTTTGCTACATTTTCAATCATGGATAACGTATCTTCTGGAATTGATTTGATTGTCGTACCTAACATGTAAAGCGTTTGTACGTACTGCCAAATAGCGTTTTTTGTATTCTCTGAACACGAACTCCAATGTTTTTCTAAATTAACACCTTTCATGAAATCCAAATTCTTAGACTCTTTTATGAAAAAAGATTCATCTTTCGTCGAAATTTTTTCAGCGTATGGTGTTACACCATTCATGAAACCGTCTACTACCAATCTCGGGTTGGCTTCTTTCATTAAATCAAATGCAGATAAACACTTTTTCAATCCCTTTTCTTCTGGGAATGTCCTGTGTAATTCGGTAAGAAATTGACCCATCATTTCATTGAATGCAGAAACTGATGCCATTGTTGTATATAATATAATACTAATAATATCTTTAAGTTTATAAATTAAAACGGTTCTGAACTAATAGTTTCTTTCTTACCCAAACCGTTTGAAACGATAAAAAATACTAAAATTGCAACAAGTGCAGCTGGTTTTGTGTATGAGCTCAAATCAAGTTTACCTTCATTATTAAGTTTAGCTTTAAAGTGTATATAGCCTGCAGTTATAAATCCAGCGATTAAACCTGCCCAAGCTGGATCTCTTAAATAATCTTCAAACTCCATTTATTTATACATGATGTTTTTTTGTCGAGATTCAGCAGCATCTGGGAAAAATACACCATCAGATTCACCGTGTTCACTACCCATACTTTGATGCGCCTGAGGAGATGTATTTATAGTTTTGAATTCGTTATTCATAAAAGAACTTGTAGGCTCTTCTACACCCATAGAAGGTTCTTCTCCCATAGAAGGTTCTTCTCCCATAGAAGGTTCTTCTCCCATAGAAGGTTCTCCCCCCATAGAAGGTTCTCCCCCCACAGAAGGTTCTTCATTTAATTCCGGATTAAATGGATCTTGTGTAATTTCTTCACCACCGTCTTCTATGAGTTCTGGATCTTCGGAATCAACTATCTCCGCATCCCCCAAGTCAAGATCTTGACCTTCTTGTGATTGTGACATATAGGTTTGTAATATTTGTTGAACAGGTATGAGTTCTTTTACTGCACTTTCAACACACAAAGAAAATCTTTCGAATAACTTATCGTTTCGAGCATATTCGTTTTGTGATTCATGGTATATATAAGGATCGTTATACAAGGATTCCGCAACTTTGTTATGACACATCTGTATAAAAACTTCATTAGTTGGAAGTTTAAGAGAAATCTTTTTATTATCCTTACTCAAACGAACAGCTGATAATATTTTAACACAACTCACGAAAACGGCCGCTAATAAATCGTTAAACCACGCGCATCTATTCGCTATATTATCAGAATGTTGTTTAGACATTGCATCACTCCAATTGGGAACTTCCTTTAAAAGTTTTTGGTACATAATAAGTACTTTTCGTCCTTTAGAAAGTTTGTATGCTTCTTCATACATTTCATCAAAAGTCTCAATCATAACTGGACACATCAATAAACAAAGTTGACCGAGGTATTCTCTTTTAGCTTCAACTAATATGTTAAGGTTATCCATTTATGATAAAGTGGGTTTTTTTATGAGACGTTATTATCGCGCCCCCCTGTATTTATTTGCAGTCTTTTTCAAGTTCACGAGTGTAGGAAAATCTTCAAAATCTTCTTCTGGTTTTTCCTCGGTATGTTTTTCAACCTTTTTAGCACGCCAAGATATACATATTTCAAATTCACCTATAACTTGAACCATAAATCCACTAATTTGAAATTGTCTTATTAAATAATCAGTAGCTTTTCTCCTGTCGAAATGTGGGTACCCCATAACAAATGATGGTATTTGAACGAATACATATTTATTACCAAGTTCCACAGATTGGCGTATTTTTTTAGATATCTGCTCATATAATTTTATATACGTCTCCTTTTTTAGTCGTTTACGTTTATCAGCTATCTTAGAAATTTCATCTATAGTGATCATCTATGTTACTATTGGAACATTTTTAGGTTTACCATACGCATCTTGAGAATTTTGTATTTCCTTTTCAACAAGGTAATTAGTATTATTTTTTATGTAAGATATTTCACTTTCTCTTATAAGCGAATAATCTTCAAACTCTCTTGGTGGTATATTATCAGTAAAAATACCTTCGTTATCCGGCTTCTTTACATGAATAGGTTGTGTACGTAAACTTAATATCACAACCGATGGTTTTTCGTTAACTAATTCTCTTTTCATCTTTTGGAACTGAGCATATTTTCTCTTAAATTTTTTTAAACGAGCATCTTCAATTTCTGTTCTTAATGTTTTATTTTCCATTTTTTCTATAACTTCAATTAAATCCTCCTCCATTTTTACATCATTTTCATCTTCCAGTTCATTAATATCGTACCGCGGTCCCATATTTATAATACGTATAATAGCAGAAACGGCAAATCCGAAATCAAATCCACCTTTTCCGTACTTGACTACCATAAACATACACTTACATATTTTACCGGGATTTTCAGAGTCTTTATTTTCATACATTTCAGCTTTTATAGTTTCTATTATATATGTACATAACCCAGTTCTCTTTGAAATCTGTTCATTTGTACGTAATATGATTTCCTGGATAAGATCATGTGAAATAGATAAATCACTTATTTCATACCCGGATAAATCTATTTCTTTATCGTTTAATTCATCAGGGGGTATATTAGTGAACTTCTCTGTCCTGGTTAGTGAATATATAACAAATATTATTAGTAATGTTATAACTATTTTGTTCATCTTATTATTAAATTTTATTTTATTTTAATTGTGATATTATTGCGAAATTATTATAATTTATTATTTTAAAATGTCTCTTTTAATATACAGTCCTCAATGTAATCATAGTTTAGATATAATTGATTATATTCAAAAAAATGAGAATCTGAAACAAATTGTTAGTTATCACAATATTAATAAATTAGGTATACCTCCACAATTCAAAAGTAAAATCAGTAGAGTTCCCACAATGCTTACAAAAAACGGAAAACTACTTGTAGGTAACGAAATAAAAAACTGGCTCGAGTCTCTTTTACCAGTTAAGGAATTAGAAATGGCAGGTTTTGGTACGTGCGCTATGACAACTTTAGAAGGCGAGGGTACAGATGATATGTTTGGAATAGATAGTTA